CTGCAGACTGCTTAGTCAGTGAACTACTAACAGATAAGTTTGTATTCAGGAACGTAATCAAAGTAGAAAGGGAAGCCTTTCGAGCTTCTCCATTACTTTGACTAAAAAAAGCTAGTAAATCACTTACGGAAAGGGAATCAACGGAAGAGAGTCTATTGATTGGTTCAGTCATAGTATTACTCCTTAAATATCTAAAACATCCTCTTTTCCAGAAGCAATCTTATCGTCATCTTTAGATAAGAATCTGTTATAAGAGGTGTTTTTATTACCCGCTCCCGCGGGGAGATAGCTCGTGTCTCTTTCTAGTGGATTTCCAGCTGCCCAAACAAGGAGCTTTTTGTAAGACTTTTTTGCTTCCCCTATTTGTTTAGCAGAGAGAGACTTCCCATGCCCTGGGCCTATTTCCATTGCTGTATTGAGAATGATAGCTCTTCTAGAAATATCCGGAATGTCACACTCATCGTCAGGATCTGGTTTAGATGTTAAAGGGTATCCAATATGAATCCCTTGTCCACTCCATTCTGCAAGAATACTATCCATTCTACGAACAGCTCGTTCTAATGCTCCAGGAGGGAGATCGAAAGCATAGTTAGCAAAACCTATCTCCCCAAAAGCATCCTCTGCAAGCTCTCTCTTAGTAATGATCATTTTTAATCCTCCTCAAAGGGACTTTCTTCTTCCTGATCATCTTCTGGGTTTTCTTTCCCATCTTCCGATTCATCTTCCGGTTCATCTTCCGGTTCATCTTTTTGTCGAATCAGATCCTCGAATTCAGGAGTAGAGAAAGCCTCTTCAGGATCTTCTCCCGTTTCAACTCCTTCCATTGTTAAAAAATAACCCTTACTTAAAAGTTCTTTAACTTCTTCCAAAGTCTGAACTCCCTTGAACTCGAACGTCCCACCTCTCCTTGCGTGAGGGCCACCATCTTTGTATAATAACATACTAATCTCCTTTGAAAATGACCCCCTAATTCGTCCTTAGGGGGTCATTAGGTATAATAAGGGGATACCCTTATTGATTCATATTAACCGACTCGAACAAGGTCAAAGGTCGGGGTAGCAGCAGTTTTGATCAGTTTAAAATGACCACCTAAAGCAGTAACTGCACCACTTCCAACGAGGGTTACTCCAGTTCCTCCAGAGATTGTAGAGGTATTTGTTGCATGATTGGATGCGATATATAGATCAATTGAAGCTCCAATGGCAATTCCACCAAGGGCTTCTAAAGCTGCATCCATGAGAGCTGCGGTAGGGGAGGTCATTGTAACAGCACCACCACTGGCATCCTGGTATAGAATTCCGGTCAATACCTGAGCAGCTGTAACAGTCCCAGCATCAGCAATTGTAGTACGAGTCAAAGTACGAATAACCGGTTCTGTGATCTGAGGCCCAGTACCTGTTTCATAGAAGGCTTCCTGACTGGAAGCTTCAATTCGCACTTCAGTTGCGGCAGAAAAGATTGCTGATAAATAAACCTCATCAGCTTCTGTCGTTGCAAGTAAATCCCAACTTTCGGGGAGGTTGGGGTATCCAACTTTCTTATAAATCTTAACGGGAGACTTTGAAGTTACAGCAAGATAACCACTCGCTGCGACAGTCAAAAGAGCTTGCCCCCAAGATTTGATTCTTGTCGATGAAGTTAAAATCATAGTATGATCTCCTTATGGACTTAAGTGTTAAATACTAATTGTTGATTGTCAAACCGGGATAGGTTTCTATGAGCCTTTTAACATACATCTTTGGGTTAATAGACATTACCGTATGTCACGACCTATCAATAATTAAGTTTGACTGAACATCATAATTCCGGACATCTCAGGTTGCTTCATGCAGACACCCCATCGAGTATCCAGACGGAATTTTGTTACCATGGTGTCAATGTCGTAGAACTTCTGGAAAGTAACTTCCAATCCTTGGTCAGTGCTTCCCCGCATAATAGCGGCACCCGCACCTTCGGGAATAGAGTAGAATCCGGGGAGAATCTCAATGGCGTCCCGGTGCCAGAAGGGGTTAACATAATTGGCCACGGTATTCAGATAGGTTACGGCTGCTGTTCCAGACTTATCTCCTGTTGCAATTGTCACATTCTGGTATTGGGCTTCTGCATCGGTCCCACCCTGGTTGGAAATAATCGGGGGAGAGATGGTCATAGCGGTTGCAGAATCAATTGAAATAACCCGGAAGGTCTTCAATTGTCCGGTGGTCTGTTTCGTGATGTGATGAACAGCATAAACCCCGGCAATTGTGAAGGCATCACCAGCTTCTACGTTGGTTGTAGAACTAATGGTAATTTGCTGATACCGATTGTCCACATTGGACTTTTCACCGGTCGTTGCTACTCGGGTTGCAACAGGAGTATGATAGTTCCCGGCAGCATCCAGGGTGCTCATCGTATCTGCGGTAGAGGCTGCAGTTAACCGATTAGCATAATCCAATTTGAATGTCTCGAAACCAGCGATCATTCCAACATAGGCACGCTCATAAGCAGACAGGGTTTTCCCTTTTTGAAGAGTTTCCCTACCGGCTAAGTCGCTGGCCATGCTGTTGTAGTCTCGGGTAGATAAAAAGATATTTCGATCTTCCATACCAATCCCTTGTTCATTCATGAGAGCTTCAGCAGCAGCGACATCATCAAAACCACTAGCAGCAGCAGTTCTTTTAACAAAAATTGTCCCTTGCAAAGCGGCAACATTCATCAAAGAGATATTCACGTCGCTAGCCATTTTCTGTCGGGCTGCTACACCCAATCGGCCTTCCTGCAAGGCATCGTTCAACTCGGTCGCGGACATAATCCAGGGAGCAGCTGAGTTATAACCCAGGGTTGCAGGAACAGATAGTTGAGTAAACCCCTGATAATTTGAGGTCATATCAGTCCCAGTAAAAGTCTGGGCAATATAGGGTTGAGGACGCCAAATAGTCTCGTCCGATCGTTCCATCGAAGTTTTGTCTCTACGGAAAGTAGCGACTTGCTTACTTAGAACGAGACCATCCTGAAAACCTTCAAGGATGTCTTCAAATGCAACTCGTTCCTCTTTACTGAAATCATTTGTTGCCATGTTTTATTTTCCTTTCTTCTTTAACTGACGCCGATAAGCTGTAACTTCAGTATAATCCCCAGTTTTTTCAGCTTTTCTGCGAAGTTGATCCAGTTTTTTGTCCGAGGAAGTTATGATCTTGTTGTTATTCCCCCGGACTTCTCTTTCCGGTGTAGTACTGGGTTTTCTTTTAGAAACTTTCACTTTAGGCTCCAATCTTGAGATAGCAAAAGCAAATTTAATAGGATCAGTAATCCTGGATATCTCATCCAAGGTTTTCTTGCTTTGATCAAGGGCATAAATAATAGCGGCCGGGTTATCAGCTCCTGACACAATGATACCAAATTGTGTCTTATTAAGGATTGCAGCGACGTTCTCTTCTGAATCGGAATAATTCTTAACTCCATTGGAAATTAGGGACTTCTTTTGTTTCTCATAATTCTGGAGAGTGTTATCCCACTCGGAACGTCTCTTCTCTTCAGCGGCTTTTATCTCTGCTTGTTGATCATCGGCCTTTTTCTTCTTCTCATACCAATCCGAAAGAGCTTGATCATACTTGTTAGTATCATAATCGGCACTTTCAAGTGTAGGTTTTGGACCTGGATCAATAACTTCCGGTTTTGGAGTACTTGTTTCCTCTACCTTCTTTTCCAGATCTCGAATCTTTTTTGCTTGTTCTCGATTGGTTTTTCGTAAATCCTTAACCCATTGAGGTGCCGGAGTTTTCTTATCATCACCTTCCGGTTCATCTCCCTCGATTGTTACGACGACGAGCTCATCCTCATCGTCTCCTTTTGGGTCATCCTCATCGTCTTCCCGTTCCTCGTTCTCTAGATCCTCTTCCAGACCCAGGTCATCGCTTTCCAAGTCCTCTTCTAATTCGACAGAAGGATCCTCAATAACTCCGTCCATAACTTTCCCCTTTCTCGCTGTTTAGCGGTTGTTAAGGTTTTCTTTCAGTTCGGAAGCTCTTGCTTCCTCTTCTCTGGAAATGCCGGCTAATGTTTCCAATGTCTCGGCTTCCTTTTTACCTGCATCAGCTAATTTAACAACTGTTGCAGCTTTCGCTTCCTCGGCTTCCGCGTCTTCTTTCCTTGCTGCGGACTCCAAGTAAATTCTATTTGGATCAGGAGGAGTATTCTCAGCTTCCTCGGCCAGAGCCGCTGCTTCTTGCTCGGTCGGATTTAGAACACCCATCTTGATCAGCTTCTTTCTAAAGAATTGTCTTGCTTCCTCGACTCCTTCTCCTTCCAAGTTCATCATAATCATAGAATTAAGGACAGTCTGAGTCTCGGGATCTTGCGTGATTGCTAACAGAGTCGTCAGATTCTTAATAACGGCCTGTTTACGACTATTTGAAGCAGGTCCAATGTCAGCATAGACCTTCATTTTTGCTTGAGTTAAATCATTCTCATAGACTAATTCTCCCTTTTTACTTAATACAGGACGATTTAATTCATAAGAATTTATCTCATTTTGCTTTCCAATACCCATCATAACACGGCCAGTTTCAATATAGGTCTCCATGGCCATACCTAACCAAACCTCTCCACATCGACGAATTGCTTTGGAGAAGTTAGCGAGATATATAAAGGACTGCATATCCAGTTTCCCATGAACTAATTCGACAGCCCGACCGCTTAAATTTGGGACAATTTCCTCTCCTTGTTCCTGATTTCCTAATAATTCCCGGATGTCCTGTTCAGTCAATTGTAATAAAGCGGCTAAAGCGGGGGGAACTTCCGGAGATTTTGTGTATCCAAGGGGTCCTGCAATAGCTTCATCCCCATTTGGATTCTCAATAAGGTTAATAAGCATATAAGGATAGTCCTTGACATTATCCTCGGACCACATTAAAGTGTGTCCAGCGATCTGTTCCTTAGTAAAAATAGGTTTTTCCACACTAGAAAAAGCGCTAATTTCACCAAGTTTACTAACCTGGATATTCTTTAAACGTTGACTATCCTTTGTTAAGCGAACATGGCCCATACATCGCTCGATACCATCGACAAACCACCTTTTTCCATAATTGACTATAACTGGAATATTAGGTCCAGGGATAAAACCACAGTCTTCCAGGACACCCCCTCCCGATAAGATGTATTTATGGACTCGCTTTTTCTTAATATTCCGTTTTTCTATTAATTTCCCTCCTTGAGCAAGAATCTTTTTCTTTATACTGGGATTCTTTTCGAGAATTTCTGTTTTATGCCTTACTCTTGTCTCGTCCAGGAACTCAAATATCTGGTATTCCGTCAGAACTTCCTCAACCTGATACAATTCAGCGACCCAAACATCTTCCGGAGAGGCCCAATCAAACTCTAACTGATGAACATCCTTAGGCCATGTAGCCGGGTCATCCCCAAATTCTTCCTTATAACTCTCAATGTCGTAAGAAGATAAGACATAACAGCGTTTTGCATCAGACTTGTCTTGGCGTTTACAACCTAGATCAAAAAATACACAAGAATCAGCATCATAAATAGGTTCAAATACAATTCTTTGATAGTCGTTCTCAATATCTTCCTCGTCATCGTATTTTGTCCGTAGTCGCCAAGCTCCCATACCACCACCAACAGATTCTTCAAAAGCATTGTCATAAGCTTCATCCGCCTGTGAGTCCTGCTCGTCATTCCGATAAAGACCATCGCACGTGCTTGCCAGGGGGTCATTATCGATCCCGAGCTTGTTTACAAAATCCACTGAGATCTTGTTGTTTAGATACTCGTTTATAATGCGAATAACACCGAGGTGAACTTTGTTAACTTCAAATTTCGCTTTATTCTCGAATTGTTCTCCAACGGCCCCTTCCCATTGCGCCCCAGCAATTGAGTAGAATCTACGATCCTCTAGACACTGCATACGCTCCGAGTAATACACATTCTGTATTCGGTCAAACTCCAAAAGAGCATTTGCATGAAGTTCGGCTAAGGACGAGTCTTCCACGTCCAAGTATTCAGTTTGTTCCGTGGGATCGCTTTGTTCTTGTAATGTCATATTATCCTCTTAAGTTAGATAAATGGTTAACCCTGGGAAGAACTAGTACGTTCCCATGTTTAATAACACCATCAGAGTGATTGTTATTACTAGAAAGACTACTAACGCTAGGAAGAGTATTGTGGTCTTCTTCATATGGATTCCCTAACCCCCTCCTGGCTCTTCTGTCACCCTCAAGAGCATAACGAAGGGCATCAATAACATGGTTTTTATCATCCTCTAATACAGGCAGAACAAGCTGAGTTATAGGATCGATTTTATAACTATATGAAGAAAGTTCGTCAATGATATGTGTACATTGAGGGTGAACGATAATGTCGTAGGTCTTTAAGAATTCTATACCATCCTTTATAGAGTTCTTACCTTTCACAGCTTTCCGAATTTTCGGAAAACCGTGTCTACGCATATATGAGATAGTTTCAGGACGAGCTGAATCCGCGACAATCGGCCATTTCTCAGCTTCCGGAATCTGCATAAACAAGTCCGGCGTGTCGTCTATCTCGCAGCCCACCTCGTAAGCTTCATAATCAACATAAAGCTTTCTTCCAATAGTATAGAGACGAACAAGCACAGTAGGATCAGTAGAAAAACCCCAGTCAGCACCAAACCGAAACATTGCCGTAGGGTCTGTCTCGAACTCCTGAATCTCCCAGTTCTTAAATACTCGAGCTTCACTAAGTTTCTGATAACCCCCAAGCCAGATCCAATTATATTTGTCTGGATCCCTCCTTTTATCATACTCCATCTCCTTTTGCAGGACTACCGGAAACCATGGGTTATCGTAGAAATTCACTTGGACCACCGCAGACTCCTTTGGTGGTTTTCTCTTCCTGAAAAATGAATCAACTGGGTCATTCGGGTCGTCGGGATTCCAAGAGAACCACAACTCCGAGTCTTCCTTACGAATCGTAGGTCGAAGAAGGTCCAAAGACCGCTGGCTGGCCTTTTGAGCTTCCTCGAACCACGCTATATCAAAATCCTCCAGGGACTTAATAGAATCGGCCGTATGATTCTGCATACCCTGAAATAATATTAGCCCTTTACCTCCTCCAAAGGAAGTCTTTATAAGGGCATCCTGCACATTAAAGTAATACCCGACATTCAAATCCTGAATTTTTTGCTCGATCAACCTTTTGACTGAATACTTTATTGAACTCTGGACTTCCCTTAGACAAACCGCGGATTTCTTAGGATCCTGAACAAGCTTCTCTACGACACCCTCTGCAAAAAAATGAGACTTGCCTGACCCACGACCGCCATATGCAGCTTTATAACGATTGGGAGCCAGGAGGGGTTCCGCCCACTCCGGTGTGGGTATATCTAGAGTTCTACCTTCAGTCATTATTTAAAGATGTCCTCGAGCATTTTTTCTTTCTGTTGTTTCTTCTTCTTTAGGACTTTGCCGGCGGTGGGAGCATGCGTGGGACTTCTCTTTAGTTGCTGCTCCAGGGTTAGTTCTTGTTTCTTCTTCTTTGATTTACCCTTTGGCATGGTTGTTGGCTCCTGGTTATAGGTTAGATGAGCTCGGTTTTTTATACTGGGCATCGGAAAGTGGCACATAGAGGACCCAATGTATGTGGAAGTGTCGCTTTTGGGTGTCCCCCCGCCCTGAAGTAGTAATGATTATCATCTTCATTAGGACTAACGACAATGATTACTAATACTATTTAAGTACTACATTAAATGCTTAATCCTTATTAGTAATAGATACTATCTAATTAATGAATGGATACTATTTAATAGTCGCACGTCCATCGACCAAGGTCCGGCTTAAGGATTTAATAAGGACTTATTAAATGAATGGGATTTATTAATTAAGGGTTTATTAAATACTTAAATAGGACTAAATTAATAAATACCTTTTTTAAATTAAATGCAATTTATAGAACTTTTTTATTTACTTTTTAAAAAATATATATTATAATAAAGGTAAAAATAAATTAGGAGGATTTAATATGAAATATTTAAAATTAGTTTATTATACCTTAATTATATATCCCATTTTATTTTTACTTTTTTTAAACTTTTTTTAAAAAAGGGGTGGACAAATAAATTATTTTGCGATATAATATAATTAAATAAAAATTAGGGAATAAACCCTAATTAACCCCGGCCGGAATCCCCCGGCTAATATAAAAGGAGGAACTACCATGGCTAAAAGACAAACTAAAAACCAAACCCCCGAACTGAAAACCGAACCTGAAGTATTACCCGAGGCCGAGTATTCCCGGATCCTGGACCTGGAAAAGAAAATTACCCGAACTGATTTTAGTAAAGGTTGGAAAACCAGGACCGTGATTCAGGTATTAAAGGCCAACCGAAAGGATAAGGTTTACCGGCATGAATTAGCCCGGATAATCGGATCCGATCCAAAAAATACTCACATTATTATTAACACCCTGACAAAAGGTACCAAATTATACCCGGCAATGAAAATTGAATATGATAAAACAGAACGAGCCTATACCCTGGTATAATCGCTAACCTAACCCCCGGCTTCGGTCGGGGGTTTTCCTGTGCCCTAATCCTGAAGAAGGACAAGAGAAACATAGACCTCGGACTAATTTAGTACTAACGAAGCGAAAGATAAGCGAACCGAAGCGAACCGAACCTGCAACCAAAGCTAATTAAGCGCTAACGAAGCGAACCGAACCTAGTCCTGAATTAAATCTTCGGTTGTTCTTTTTCAGCGGACGAGGGTTTCACGATCGTTCGTTTAATCTCAGTAACATGTTTGACAGGATTATCCGGATCACCAGCCAGGGTAACCTTCTCACCGTACCTGCCGGGATCTAACTTGCTAAGTAACCACTTCCTGGAATCGACCATGAGCTTGGCCCGCTGAACATTGTCTACGGTCTTTCTTTCTACGACCTGAAGTTGTCCTTCGTCGGATAATTTTTCAACGACGATGGTCCCTTCAAGTGATTGATCAGATAAACGAATGGTGTCTTCCGCGATACGATCCAACATAGCTATCCTAGATTCATGATACCGACTTCGTGCCCAAGAAACAAACTTCTCTTGTTCTTCATCTAGATCTTTTGCAGGTCTATTCCACCATAGGTTTACTGTCTGGTAAGCTATCCCAATCATACGACAGGATTGTCTCAGGGAATTCCCTTCATGCATATTAGTAAAGACTGCTTCACAAATACTATACTTCTCTTCAAGAGTATAAGGTCTTGCTTCAGTAAATACCCTTAAGTTTAACTCTTTCGGAATAGCTTGTGGCATAGTAGTTGCTGCTGCCATAATACCTCACAATTCTGTTATTTGTTAGTGTTATCTACTATTACCACCTTTATTATACTTTGTCCACCCTTTTTTTAAAATAGTTTATCCCAAACCTTGCCAGGGTTTTTCCAATCCCCTATTTATACTATATTGTATTATATTATTATTAATTATATTATATACTTATATTACTGTCACTGGGTTATAAATAAATATATATAATAATATTAATAACTTAGTATTACTGTCACTGGGTTGTTTACCTCTGGCACCGGGTCGATTATCAACCCGACGACATAATTTATATAATAATATTAATAACTTAACACTTCTCGTCACTGGGTCACTGGGTTAAACCCTCCCCCCGACGAATAAAATAAATAATCAAAGCACGACATTTGTCCATGTTTGATTATTTTTTATTATACGAATATTTAACAAACCCGGTGACCCTGGGCCAAGGCAGGTTTTCCGTAATAAATTCGGGTAATTACCCTGGACCCGGGTTGTATCCAGACCCTGTGCCCCCAGTGACAGCTACAGCATAAAACAAAATCGCAATTAATTAAAAATAATGGTTTACAAATAAATCATTTGATGGTATAATATAACCATATATAATAGGTATATATACTAATAACCAAACCTAAAGAAAGGATAAACTATGATCTCAGAAGAATCAGTAAAACAATGCTTAAAAATGATCGTTGCTAATCGAGAAAAACCCGCCCTTAATTATGCTGTTAACTATGCCCGTGTCGGACTTTCCCAAACCGGGTACGAACTAAAGGTTCAGTGTCTTTACGTCCTATCTAATATGCAATATTGGAGGGGGAACACAGCAAAACACGTCCGATCGGTTTTAAAAGAATTTACAAAGGAGATGTCAAAATGATCGCTTTAACCTTTATATTAGCCGGGATATTATTCTTAGTAATCGTAACCATTTGCGAGGAGAAATAACTAATGAGAAGAATCCTAATAACCACGCAAAAGTCCAATCCCCGGACCATGGAAGATATGCAATCCGTGGCCTACACAACGTTCGACCTTGACTATTACAAGGGATTGGGGTTGCCCATCCCTCAAAATGAGACAGTAACCCACGCAGAACTAATTCAAGAAAAAGAAAGGACAAACGAACCATGACATCACAGGAAGCAAAGGAAGCATTAAGAAATATGGAAAATAGTGACGGTTGGCCCTGGGTCTTGCACACCATCCGGGACATGATGCTGGAAGAAGCATCCGACCCCGAATGCCCGGACCAATACATCTTGGAAGTAACTGCAAAATCATTAAGGGTTTTAGCAGATGATATGCTAACCGAGGAGGTATAATGCCTGAAAAAGTAACGATGTATAAAACAATAGACAACTGTGTTTTCCAAAACGAAGAGGATGCAAACAACCACGAAGTTTTCCTAGACTTTAAGGAATGGTACGAAAATTATCCAGGACATAAGGTTTGGTTAGACGACGAAAATTTTGCTGATCCCAATGACGTGTTTAACTGGATCCTGGATAATGCCGACGACCTTTACAACGTTTGTGATACATTCTTAACAAGAAAGGACGAACCGAACCATGACTAAAACAAAGAAAGATAACTTAGAAACCCTGGCACGTCAGCTGGACGAACTATCAACATACCTATACAATAATCTTGATATGAACAAACCTATTCGATATTCCAGGGAAGATATTCGGGTAATGAAGATTCGGGTAGGTCAATTGCGAACTAAAATGGGGGTGAAAAAATGACGACCTGCGTTGGGACCTGGAAGAACGTTCAGAATATTAAAACCATATCCAAAGAAGCTGGATATACTGTATTACACGAACTTGGAAAGGTCGAGATTAAAAACGGACCTGATACTATTTATAAAGCATTAAGGGGAAATCAGGGACGCTGGATCGTTCGCTATGATCCGAACTATTTTAAATAGCCCGATCATAATAGTCCTGGATGGGATCATCCGATTCTCGCATGTCTTGGGTGATCCCTTCTCCTTCGCAAACATCCGGCCAATCAATATTGAAACCTAAAACCTTTTCAACGAACCTGCGACACTCAGCCAAGCCGGGGATGGTTCTTGAAGAATACCTTTTTCCTCCGTACCGACGCTTAACCACGGTCGAATCAGGACAAATGTTTTTGAACCGAATTCCGAAGCTAATAATATTCTCCATCCCTCGCTGCATATTCTTTTCCCGACAGAAGGATTTGTACTGTGCATAGAACCTTTCGTTAATAACTATGTTCTTCCAGAACTCATGCCCATCCACCAAGGTTCCTTTATACAATCGGTCCAGCCAGAATTGGGTTACCAGGTCGAGTCCCATTACCGCTTGCTGCATCGCTCCTTGGGTACGAGGAACCTTCTTGAGTTCATCGATATTCCATTTCCATCGGAGCAAATCATAATACATCGCTTCAAGTCCGCCTTCCTTATACATTTGCTTATATATCGCATTGAAGTAATCAGTATCCCCTTGCTTCTTATCCGATATATCAAGGACGAAGAACCTACGTTCCTGGGCTCCTATTGGAACAACCCAACTATTATTCGATGAGATAATAAGATTAAGATAATTATCAACATGAAAAGCATTAATCCCCTTGGGCTCAATTCTCCTCGTCGGCTCCGTAACAAGCGATTTAAGTACCCCAGCGGACTCTTTGTCACCCCCCCAAGTTGCTTCATCGATGTGTAATAAGATGGCAGTTTTAAGGTCTTCGTAAAACTTGCCTGTGAGATCCTGGATTTTGGAGACACGGAAAAAGTATTCTCTTTCACCAAATATTCGGCCGAAAATGTTAGCGAAGGTACCTTTACCAGTACCCTGTCCCCCTCGCATAACGATAACGCTTCCGGGTCGATCTCCTCCAGGATCCTGAACAATCCTTGCCATCCATTGCAGGATCCAATCACTATGGTCCGGACTGATGATGTTTCTGATGTGCCACTCGAACTTGTCCCACTTTCCTTTCTTTGGTTCAATTTGCACCCCCTTCCACAAATTTAAGAATTCCCCTTCCATCCAAGGTTCTTTCGACGGATTGAAAATAACCCCTTTGAATTCACTCTTGCTCGGGTGTGCCCTCCAGACATCGAACTTGGATTCTGGCTTCTTATTAATAAGGACGGTTTTGTTAATGTAAGATTCCCTAACCTGCATAATACGGGAAAAGCGTAAGTGCTCACTTCCATGGTAGTCCTGGTATTTCTCTGCTATTACACGATCACCAGAATCCAGGGTAACCAGGGACAAGGTCTCATTTAGTTCTTCAACTACTTTCTCTTCTATATCTTTGGAGATTCTATTGATTGCCTGGAGGACTTCCTCTTTTAATTCTTTGTCGGTCAGTGGATCGGGGAGGGAACGGTTTAACAATTTAATAGTTGATTGGATAATAGCCTTTGGGACCTTTCGTCCTAGCATATATCCAATAGCTTCAACCATCCGGGTAACTCGTGCACCTTCTTCGATCCCGTTTTCTAATAACTGGGTAAACCAATCCTCTTTCGAGGGTCTTCCAGCCCCGTTTCTTTCTCCCCCCCTTTGTTTTATTAACCCACTAAGGAAAGAGAATAACCCCTCTGGCATCGTTTGGACTTCGACCTCATCAAAGGAACAACCTTTGAAGAACTTATACTGATCACCATTGGGATACTGGGAGGGAGGAGCGACAACATACCCGCCTTCAGCACGAAGGTCCAACCCATCATGATTTAGCCCAGCAGTTGTATTAAGTCCATCCCGGTATCTGAAATATA